GCCTTAACTAAAATTCGAGAAAACTAGCTCTCCCTTTCAGGGGTTAGAAAACTCGACGCCGTTATGTACGAGAGTGTCATAAAAACACATGGCTTCAAACTCGTTTAGGCGAAAGATGACGTCGCCATTCTTGATGGAATGTGGATGTCCTTGATGGTTGTCTGTGGACCTTTAAAATTCATTGTCTGGTTTCTGCGTGAGGTCGGTTGACGATAATTCACACCTTGCATTGCAACGGTGCGATCTTCCATTTGTTGTTTTTGTTGATATGTGGAAGAACCATATCCATTTGCTTCTGCTGGTGTCGGCAGTGCAAGATTAATTTGTTGTTTTGTCACTCCAGAGTATGTTTGTGGAGTTAACTGTCCTGGGTTCGAAGGTAGAGATGAGGTCGGCAGCACTTGATTTAGATGAATCCCCATAGATGTTGTCCTCTGAGGGGGTGTAACACCAGAATGAGAGTCATTTGGTGGTGTAATTAGTTGTAACCCAGGAAGAACCCCTGGTTGCGGTGCCACAGTCTCTACCGAATGTGGATCAACATTCATTCCCCCGCGACCACGATAATTGAGTTGATAAGAATTCCCTCCAGTGGTCAACCCTCTCATCTGCTTTGCTTGTTGGAATTGCTGTGCAGAGAGTGCTTGCTGATTTGCACCCATGCCAAAAATGGATTGCGTCAAGAGGTCTTTCGCAGCCGCATTCATCTGATCATTCTGCTGCATCTTATAGTAATTCTCATTATGTTGAAATGCAAGACCCGCTTGGATTTGCTTGTTTGTCATCTGATCACGATACCAAGTTTGTCCCATCTCACCAGTAGCCCCTGGTTGACTTCCAATGAATGTTGCAGCAAGTTGGGATGACAATCCTGCTCCCATACAGTTCCAATCATAATGCTTGAGTTTCTTAAGGATCCCAGAACTGGATGGTTCATGCAATCGATCGCCTCCACACTGTTTCACTGTACCAAACGGAGCCACTGACCTCGACGTAAACAGGTCAGCTGAGTACATCGGTAATGTTGACGTTTGTGGGCTCAACGTTGCATCCGTTACGATTAGATCATCAAATGACCCAATGAAGGAATAGTACGGAGAGACAGCTGGTCCAACAGTCATAATTGGTGCTTTAAGTCTCGGATCGTAGCGGATTGTTCCAACAGACAGACCAGTTGTTGTGGCAACTGTAACATCAAGTGATTGTGTTGATGCATCTCCACCCATTGAGTAAAACCGGTCATCAAATCCACGAATGATCTCCATATCAGACATATGGGTTGGTTGAAGCCGATATGTTGGCTGCACAATTGGGGCCGGACACTTTGAGAAACCAACTCGTGCTTGTCCAGTTGGAAGCGTAACTGATGGTGTTGTAACAAAGATCGCCTCAGTTGCGTCTGCTGTAATTGGTGTATCAGTTTGCGAGGCAGCACCATAAAGCCAACGGGTTGATGTTTGCGTTCCTGCCACCGCAACCATCCTCATAATGGTTGTCCCGAACTTAGAAACCACCACATACTCCGTAACTGGTACCGTCCCCCACAACAAGGGGTCAGAAAGGAAATTTGCAGTGCTGAGGTTGTAATCCACATCTGCAATGTACGTAGCAACAATGTCCCTAACCTGAATATTCATGGTTGTCTTATCAACAAAACCTGCAGTGTTGTACACAGGAGATAATAGCGGGACATGAGTCAACAACAAACCTCCTTGAGCAGTCGATGTAAAATATGGTGCATACGCACTTTGCCCAACATCCCCGGCAGGGTCAGAATATCCCGGGAAGCCGATACCATTTGGAATGCGGAATGGTGAGGGGTAATATGTGTTGTCAATCGTGATGTTTGCGTTCACCCCTACACCATCAATGGACATGTAATAGGGCTCCGAATTGTTAATCTTGAGGAAGGATCTCAAATCATCCTCTTCATCCGGATCTGGTCCCAAACCACCTTTCAGTGCATTAATTGCAGCCTGGATTCTCGGAATTGACACTGGTTGAAACACTGTGTAGGGATTCATCGTTTCTCCAGCAAGCGCAAACCTCCCTCTCATATGCACATACACTTGAAAAACCGTATCTGTCGCAAATTGATTTTGCAGTGGTTGGTAAACTGCAACTACCAATCCTGGATGTTGTGGAATTGCAACTTGGTTTCTTCGATCACGGAAAAATGCCGTTTGTCGTGCATCGGTGATGATAAACGTGATTGCTTGCTGATTGGCAAGAGAAATTTGACGCCAGTACACGAGTTGGAGTTCAGTGAATCTCGTTGCAACATTGGTTAATCCCTTATAGGGTGTCACATCATTAGTGTAGAAAAATGCAACTGAACCCTGTTGAAGAGGAGGACCATTCAAATCCATGGTTACAGCAATGTCCCCGTAGAAATTGTCATGGCAGAGGGCGTACAACTGAGCATATGGATGTAACAAATCAATGTCATCATACTCAAAAACCTTTAGAACCTTGCCTTGAACATCATTCGATGAGATGACAAACGTACCAGTCTCGAGTGGTAATCCACATGCCTCAATTAGTGAAATTGTGTTTTTATTCATCCCACCCAAGTTCGCCATCATACCAGGCAGCATCGTTTGAACTTGGTATGAATCAAATGCAGTGTCCGTTTCATTATTGACCATTGGCATTGCTGGAGCCATGGGCTCCATTGCAGCAGTATGAACACCAGCTTGCATTGGCGCAGCTGGTTCACCCCCTCCTGAGGAATTTCCAAGTGCTGGTTTATTAAGCACTGGTGCTGCAGCTAGCGTATCACCTGCCCCTGCTGCTGATGGCATTTGCCCTCCTTGCATTGAACAATTTTTATCCTGATGTTTTCTAAGCTGGATGTTTAGCTCAAGTTCACGCGCAAGTGTGTCAGCTTCCTTTTCTACCTCAGTAGATTTCATCTGAGTACTAACTCGCTCAATATGCGCCTGTGTTCCAGCATCGATCATTGCACTAGCAATGTCAATAGCAACCCGATAGCTGTCGAGTTCTGCTTGAAGCTGATCTGCTCGCTCGTACATCTTCTGCAAGCGCTTCTTCCGTGCTTGGTGTGTCTTCATCATCTCATTGCACCTTGGACAACCTACACATGCTCTTTCAAGACACTCCTCAAGATCTCTCTGAAAGCATGGCATCCACTCTTCATCCTCCGAGACTTGCTCTGTTGTGGGATCACTCATGCAGTTTTTGTCCTGATGCACAATAGCATCAAGACTCTCACCTGCATCCATCATGTCCTTGATGCGACGCAATTCTTCATAATCACCCGCAGCTACTGCTTCCATGACCTTGATGTGAAAAGTCTTTGCATTAACTCCAGTAATCAATTTTTCATTAGGATCCAATTCTCTCCAGCGAGTGTAATTTTCATGATCACCTGTCAAAAATTTTGTGAACTCTAGTGTGCCTGGGAGCCAACCCATAGTACGCAACATGTCTCTCTTCTCCTCTGCAATTGGTGGTAACAAAGCAATCAGCTTCCGATAGGCAGAGCGCGCTGCCTCTTTCTTTGATGACATCTTCTCAGACGTAACTCGCAGGCCGCTCTTCGTCTCAATTTTGACAAGATTTGAGATGATGTGTGAAGGTCCATATGCAAAGTAGCCAATTTCAGCAGTGTCTTCGTCGAGCATGAGATACTCAACAAGGGGTGATGTTGTGGCATCCTGATAAGGAAGCTTATAAGCTGGCTCTCCTCCTTTTCCAAAAACTTCAAAATCGTACGGTGGAACATGAATTAACATGAAGCTTGTTGCTTGCTGTTCTGCCATTCCTGAACAATTACGATCAGAGTGAATCTGTAGTGGTTGTTGTTTTATAGTCTGTTGATAGTCTGTGCGAAGTTTATCAAAACTGTCAATCAAATTAATCAAATTAGACTGTCTGTAAATATCTGTCTCACTTCCTCGACCCTGTCGTGAGATATGAACTAGGGTCTGCCTCAGTGTTTCATAATTTAACATTGAGATCTTTTTCTCGGCTTCTTTGAAATGTGGACGCCGATGATCACAAATTTTGAACATTTCAGCTTTGATGTGGCCAAAGTACGACTTGTCATACAATGATGCTTCACTAAGCACTGAAAGCCAAGCCTGTGTAACTATATCACAATCAGTTGTATTAGAGTAATAGAGTGCGCGTTCCAATGAGCTCTTTTTAAGTCGGCCAATAATACGCCCTTCGATCTCAATTGGTTCACGGCTCAGAAATGGATCATTCAAATTTTCATCATTTTTATCAATTGGAACAAGAGTTTGTCCCAATTCCGCATAACATTGCTTTCTAAAATCTGGATCGATGGGAGCAACATCTGAATTTCGTTTATTATCATCCCCGTATACGTTATCATTCACCAGTTCGCGATACCTTTCGGGAGGAGGCATCTGGCGTCCATTAAGTTCCTGTGACTTGATTGTTGAATACACATTGTTTAATTCTACATCTATTGAATCAAAACCAGTTGTAAAGAACTCGCCAGAAAAAACGCCAGCATCATCAAGTAACAACACGTGACCAGTTGGCAGGTGAATTAACAATTCCTTCATCGTAAGGATGAAAGTATCTAAAATTCTAACAACGTCGTCCTTTTCAAGTTGACGACCAAAAATTTTCTCAGTACCACGGAGATCCCACGGTAAGTGAGCAATTATCCTAACTGCTTTGCGTCTTTGTTCAAAACGTACGTGCTTATCTTGACGACTAATATCCATGTTATCACCCTTATCCTGAAATTTTGCCATATTTCGATATAACCGATCAAATTCCACAATAGGGTCAATACCCATTTGACACCCACCTTTTGCACGATGTTTGATCATATTAGCATGGAGCATGCCAAATAACACCCTAGATACAAGAATCATCTCATGATCAGGAATGATAAAGGTTCGAATTTTACCAATTTTAGCTTTCTCTCTTGGGAGAATTTCATCTTTGGGACATGCTTCTGCACACGACTGCACTACCACACCATCTGCAAGTGCACGAAGAATGTAAAAAACACGTTGTTCCAAATCCTGACCAAAAAGGTCATCTTTAAATGTGTAATGAGCGGGTTTCCCTTCTTGGCTAACATTAACATAGCAATCACCCTTAACATAGATTCCCTTGTTTAAATTTTTGTGCCGCCATCCTGCTGATTTATCCATTGCAACTGGAGCTAACAGTCCATGATATGGAGAAGTGGGTTGATAAAAACCATTAATCGCCTCTGAAATTTGTAAAAACCGCATAGTGTCATATTGATGATCATAAACATCTCGTAAATAAATACACGCCTTCAACATTACCCTCTGATCTGGATTATACTTATGATCGTGAATACCATATTGACGAATCTGGTTATAAATCAAGTCGGTTTCGATTAATTTTCCAGTTCCATCATGTAGGACTGGTAATTTTGATTTGTCTATCACATCAGCAGTTCGCGTAAATGATGGGGCAAAAGGTAACTGAGCTGCTTTTGAAGGGTGTGCTAACAAAACCTTCTTATTGGACATTTGGGTTTTAAATTTCTTTGGGTGGAGATAACCTACAATTTTAACTTTTGTCTCTGGATCGTTGATTTGGTAAATTGGATTCTGGATATTCCGCTCAGCAACTTTCACACGATTCATCAGAAACTGATCAATACGAATTGGCTTCTGGGTGGAAGCATTATGTTCAACATCATGAAGTAGAAAATCTTGGATCAACTCCCTAGTGATTTTCGTATAAAAAGCCATATAACCAGTTGTTGATGTAAGAAATCCGAGAATTCGTTCTCCATCACGGGTTCGAACAGTTAAAGGAAGACCACAAAGTCCTTCTGTGAATGTTGCAGCATGATTTGCTAAATTACATGTAAGCCCAATACGAGGCTCTGTGCGATCTTTTGATTCTGGATTCGCACTAGAGATTTCGCCAAATGAAAGCGAACCTGTCTCCTGAGTAAAATCCGATGTGCCAGGAGAAAATGTTGTGCCTTTACCAATCACACCAACCTCGTCATGAACACTTGCAAAGGCCCAAGCCAAAGACTTGCGCTCTCCAAATTGAGCAGGTAGCCTAAATAGAGTACCATCCTTGTGAACAACTTTCTTAACGAAAACCAATTGATAAGTCTTACCACCAATAGCTGCTGACCAGGCAGTACCATCGTCTCGAATATGATCTGGACAAAAGAGTAACCTACGACCAATCAAAACACCATGAAGGTGTGCTGAATTATTACTAAATACCCTACAGGTAGCACGAAGATACGCTCCATGGGCTGACTGATTTGTAGATGTTGCAGCGCAATTATAATCAACATCATAACGACCCTTTGCCATACGATTGTAGGTGTCATATGCAACATCAAATGACGCATCCCCAGTATAACGTCCAGTATCAAGATATTCCTCATATTTTTCACCAAGCACTGCATTCTTATCATATTCCTCTTTTGACAGGGGGCCACGTGGGTCCCACCTACGGTTAGAATCACGATGAATTTGCTTACCATAATCTCTAGTAAAGTAGTTATAAATTTTAGTTACTGCAAGGAACGCCAGTAGCGTACTTATAATACCCAGAATCACCTTACCTAATGTGGATGAAAGAAAGCTAAACACCTTATTCAATAATGTTAAATCACGCTGTTGACGTGAAGTGCGTTCTGAAACATACTTCGTGAGTTTTGGTGGCAACTTCCCTACTTTTAATTCTACTGCTATGGCCACTAGTGGATCATAATCATCAAATTGAAGGACCTCACCAGCAAGAATTGAGTCCAACTGATTCTTGACAATCTTTAGCCTATCTTCTCCAAATTGAAACTCGAATGAATCATCATCAGCAAGATCTGAGATGTCTGACACGACTTTATCTTTATCAAAATTTGTGTGAAATGTATTGCCAATAACTATCACTGATTTGCCATTTGCCTTAATACACACAGTGGCATCCAATTTGGCTTTCCGAACCTCACGAACAAAGAGGGTCATAGTTTCATAAATGTCAGCAAGATTATCTGTTTTAATAACAAAATTATTGAATGACAACTGAGAACGATTCGCTTGAATTTCAGGAGAAACATGCATAACTCCCAGGCGCTCATTCCCAAGAAAACACTTCTGAAGATTAGAAAAATTAGATAAAAGTTCTTGAAGGTCAGCTTCATCTTTAGTAACCAACGAGAAATCAAATTGTGCAGGGAGCTCGGGCATAGTCTGTGTCCATGTGAATTCAGAAAAGTCCTTCAAATAATTAGCGTAAAATTTAATTATGCGATTTGGTAATTGAACAGAAGGGAACCGATCACCAGATAAATAATCAATACACTCTGTTGCTGAGATAGATGTCGCACACTGTGCTAAATTTGGTGGGACTGAAAAATGCTTCTTCCCATCATAAAGCTCACCTGGAATTCCAATTCTCCTAATCATGCCTGCATGCCTTTGCTCGAAATCAAACTGTGTAAACTGTTGTGAACCAGTTGCCCAAGCTTTAATAAAATTCCGCTTTTCTGGTTCTATTATAATGTTGGAACAAATTAAATGGAGACTCCTCGAATGTGCCGAATTAATAAAATCAAGGTAGTGGCTATATGTTTTGGGCTCTAGAACATCGTCGTACAGGAAAATATACGGTCGCTGTTCCTTCGGAGGTGCAAAATCTGTTTTCTTCACTTTAAAGATTATCAAGTTAGTGAGAATTGCCAATTTTTCTGCAGCTGCTAAAACTGTTTTCGTCTTGCAAGAACCGGGATCACCCTGAAAACGGAACACGCATGGGTTAAAATGACCAGATGCGTTATGGTCACGAGGGCGACGAAGACCACGTGGTCTCGGAACATGTGCCACGAGTGGGGGTTCAAAGTGTGGGATATTTAGTTGAGGTACTCGAAACTCGTACCCTCTAAGAACCGCGAGTCGTGCACGATGTGCGTCAAGAGCAGCGTCTACGATAGACGGGTCACATCTATCCCTGTGCTTTTCAAACATTGCAATCGAAGCATTGCAAAATTCAATCTCTGTATTTTTAAGTTTAAGGCAAAGGAAATTTTCTAATTCTGGAAGTGTGAAATCTGCCACATCAACAGTACGTGGAACCCGAGTCGGATCAACCATCTCGAGATGGAAAGAGTAACCCTCTCGAGAAGTAGGACGGGCTTCCTCCAAATAAGCAGCCAATCGTGGTTCAGCTGGGCGCTCAACCCTAATCACTATCATGCGATCCCAGAAAGCTAGTTTTGTTTCATTTGAGGAGAATTTAAGATTAGGATCGATATTTTCAACTGAGGAATTTGTTGTCATAAAAAGCGCTGGAGCACGAAATAATTGTTCCTTTTCTTCCACTGCAGCACCTTGTGCAATTTGGGGTGCATGACTAATCATATTGTGGAGCCGATTCATCATCACCGAATCTTTTGAACGAAACACATCGTCAACGTATGCAAATTTCTCATTACCATATCGGGTCCAATATTTCTGCTCCTTATTATCATCAATGTAGTAAATTAAATCATTTGTATACTGCAATTTTCCTGCAATATCTGGCATCAAAATATCCTGAGCTAATTTTGTCTTGCCACACCCTTTCAGACCATGAAAGAGCACTGCAATTGGCAACTGTCTAACCGATTTGTACGGAATTGTTTTAACTGCTGTAATTCTATCGGTTATGTTTTTCGAAAAAGAAAGAATGGACATAACTAATGGGTGCGAATTAATGTCCACGTCCTTCTTCACCTTTTCAAATAATTTTGACCTTCTCTCCATATAAGAGAGGATTTGTTGAATGCGAGCAGGATCCCCCAATATCTCACAAATCGGGTCTGTTGCCAATTTTGATGACTCATCTGCCATCTCCCTAAGTTCCATCGTGACGGCTTCATCGGCAGCATTATCACCCATGGCACAAATCTGAACAATCCAGTCCGAAATCTTGTAACTGGCGGTGCCCGCTAAGACAGCCGCAGACATAATAGGGAGGAAAGTCTTGATTGCCGCTGGGTCAGACATTTTTGTCAGGCCAAAAGTAATAAGCATCACTGTTACAAGTGCACCCACACCTCCAGCAACTAACTCTTTTAGTCCTGCCTTCTTCGCACAATTAATCTCAACTTCAGGATCCGGTCGCAGAATGTTTACTAATGTGGTTACAACATTGAGCATCTTCTCTTTCAACTCGTCCACCTGTTGTTTGAATATTCCCATATTATACATCGTGTACACAAAGGTAGTCACATTTGTAGCTATGAGTGCTAAGGGGACGAATGTTGAATCGGAAGTGATGAGCATAATCACGTTGAAGAGTAAATTTATAATGCAATTAGCAAATGATGCCATTGCAATCCTACGAGTAGTAGGCTCCAATGCTACTTTAATGTACTGTGACAAAATTTCCATCACATTATCTACTAGCATTTCACCAAAACAATTTGTGTCCTGGTGAATGCGTTTTTTCATGAAGTACACTCCGCGATTATGTTGTTTAAAATCGTGGAACATACTTCTCATTTCAAGGTTGTGTCGTTTGACACAACCTTGAAGATGAAACGTGAATCCGGAACGGGGGCTGCGGAGGTAATTCTCATACGCATTCTCGTAAAGCCGGAAAAGCGTTTCGGCGTGTTCCCCAACACATCGAACTGTTCTTATTAGTTCGTGCGTGGTTGGTGGTAATAAA